TTCCTGCATTTCCATAGTTATAATAAATATTTTTTTGATTGGATGAAACCTCCAATTGATTCCAATATTGTGGCGTACTCTTAGCACCACTGGATACACGAATATAATACCCTTTTGACGCCATTACTTATATGAGATAAATGATTATTGCTAAATAATTGTAATACATTTTAACCAACAAGAAGAATTGTCATACCACAATATCCAGCAGATGCACCTTGAGACCGTAAATCAATCTGGTCGTTTGCTGCAAGTAAAACTATCATAGTTATGCTACCTGTTGCAAGATTGTTTGGAGAACCTCCTATATAAGTAGAAATTGCATTGCCATTTTTATAAATTGTAAAACGTGCAAATCCAGCTGCAACAGAAGTCACTGTTGCATTAATCAAATATGAACCACTTATTGGTACAAGAAAATAATACGTTCCTGAAGTCAATTTGTAATAACCTCCTGGGTTATATATTATACCAGTCATAGGCAACTTGACGTACGGTACACCTTGTGCTATATCGCCATCTGTTCCTTGTAAAAATACAGAGCACATTGGCTGATTTGTTGCACGAATTGTACCCTCTACATGTAATGTTACGAGTGGATTGGTCGTTCCTATACCCACATTACCACCATCTGCAATACGAAGTGCTGGAATGGTTGTACTAACATCATTATCATAGAAATCAGCAATTGGATAATTTGAACCTGAACCTTTTTGATTTACTTTTAACGCAGGTCCTAATCCACTTAAATTATTAATTATCACATTACTACTATTATATTCAATATTATTGACAACTTGATTATTTACAATATTACTTCCAGAAACGGTCAAATCTCCTGTTACTAAAGCATTGCCTTGAACGTGAAGATTTGCTATTGGTAAAGTCGTTCCAATACCAATATTACTCGTGCAATAAATATTAGATGTATTTATCGTAGTCCATTGGGATGAAGTTATATCAGTCAATAAACTTCCACTACCTATGAATGCAGTTGCCTTGACATTTCCAATAACATCTAACTTTTCTAATGGATTATCCGTTCCAATACCTACGTTACTTGTGAAATAAATATTAGATGTATTCGTAATCCATTGAGATGAAGTTATATCAGTCAATAAACTTCCACTACCTATGAATGCAATTGCCTTGACATTTCCAATAACATCTATTTTTTGTTGTGGATTGGTTGTTCCAATACCTACGTTACTCATAAAATAAATATTAGGTACATTGTTCGTCCATTGACTCTCTGCTATTACATTCGTCAAAAAACTTCCATTTCCAATAAATGCAGTTGCTTTAACATTTCCAATAACTTCTAATGTTTGTTGTGGATTCGTCGTTCCAATACCAATATTACTTGTGAAATAAGATTGACCTTCTACGTGTAATTTTGCCAATGGTTTTATCGTACCAATACCCACATTCATATTACTCATTGACATCACGATATTATGATTTTCAATGGCATTGATTGTTTTTAATGGTAAATTACTATTAATCCCTGTTCCCCACGTTTGCCAAACGTGACTGTTTGCGAGATACCGAATTTGGTCTGATTGACCCTTAGGAATATTATTAGAATTTTCAATAATAATAGATGTATAACGAATATTGTTACTCATAGGCTCTTATTTTGAGAATAGAAAAGATACAAGCCAATAAAAATTATATTTTTTGCTCAAGTAAAGAAATACGTTCTTTACAAATACGAAGTTCCTCCATTAATTCACGCATTCCCTCAATGAGAAGAGCATTTAGATTGCCATATGCTACGGATAAATAACCATTGGAATTTTCAGTAATTGCCTCTGGTAACACCTTTTGTACTTCTTGTGCGATAACTCCTAAATAACGTTGACTGCTATCTATATCATTTCTTGTAAATGTATAACCGTGTATTTCTTTAATAATATTCAATGGATTTTGAATAATTTGTAAATCCGTTTTATATCTTGAATCTGACATTGCAGTAATATCACCAGATGCATATATATTACCTTGAACGTGTAATTTTTGATTTGGTATAGTTGTACCGATGCCAACATTACCTGCATCACTTAAGCGGATTATTTCTGTATTTGCTGCCCCTAAAGTTAATCCACCATTAGCTCCAGCTACACCGAATTTAATAAATCCTTGATTCGTTATATCTATCACCCGTTGCATTACAAGAGAAGTAGTTGTCCAATCAGAACCCGTTGTATGACGCTCTTCAAAAATACGAAAGTTATGTGTATTAGTAGAAGTACATCGTGTACGAATATGGTCTAATGTATTTCCAATTGTTCCTCCAAGACTACCAGTATCAACGTGTAATTTTGACAATGGTGTAACTGTACCAATACCGACATTAAGGTTACTCAATGCCATCACTGTATTATGATTTCCAATTGCATTGATTGTTTTTAATGGTAAATTACTATTAATACCTGCGCCCCACGTTTGCCAAACGTGACTATTTGCAAGGTAACGAACTTGGTCTACAGCCGGATTAATAATTCCATTTGAATTCTCTATGAAAATACCAGTATAACGAATATTCGCACCAACTGACATTCACTTATCTACATAAAGGAATTAATTTCAAATGAGGACATTTGATGCGAGTATCTACATAAATATCATAACCACTTTCAATCAAGTTACGACATAGACATACATCCTCACTACTTCCATCCCGAATCATTCGTCCATCTTCTCCTACGATTGTCTCAATGTCACGGAAGAACCAAGGATATTTCATTTTCTCATTTTCAAATACACCGTAAGATATAGCCGTTATACCCATACCGGCATAACTGACTTTCATATAATCGTTATCAACATTATTACCACGCCATACTTCAACATCCTCTGGTTTAATAAATTGAAATGTACCATTTTTAGCATAATAATTTGTATCCCAATTTTCAACAATGGCATATTGAACATTGTCGCTCATAATATACATTCCACACGTAATTGGATGAGGACTTGTTAATAGTTGTTGTACTTGTTCTGGTGTTACCAATACATCTGAATCAATAAAGATGATTTTCTCATAAGGCATTCCATTAAATGGCACTTGGTCTGGACCAGCTAATACATTCGCACCTAAACACTGAGCACGAGCAAAAGATACAAAACTACTATATTGTAAACTGACGATAATTTCGTGACCCATATCTTTCAATACTGTGATTAGTTTAGTCCAATGAATAACCCATTCACGTGAATAAGAAGACCCTGGGACACAAAGTACTATACGCATTAATATTAATGCCTTTGGTTTCCTTATATCGTTTATTTTTATACACGATTAGTAAGCAAAATTAAGGAATAGCGAAATGACTCAATTTGGAGAACATTTATTGGACTTATTATCCACATCAACCACCGAGATAGCTACCTTTGGTTATGCATCAGGTGATGGAGCTCAAATACGTTTATATGATAATAATACACCAGAACAAGGAGCAGTCATTGGTTATAGCAATGGTACATTTTCTATTACACGCGATTCTGGATTAGCAATGAATGTAGGTATTGGTGTAACAAATCCACAGAAAAATTTGGTTGTAAGTGGTGATACATTTATTACTGGTTCATTAACTGTAAATGATATTGATGTCAATGGATACAATCCATTTTATAATTTTACAACAACAATTGGTACAACAATTCGTCCAATTCTATATAATCCTACTGGAACAGATGCCGGAATATCCTATAAATTAATAACGACGAATTCAAGTATTCCTTCTGACCTTATATTATTAAACTTTTCAGTTCCATTCGGACGATATATGATTACAGGTGTAATGCCATACACTGACTTGGATGCAATGGCATTTGCAGGAGGTGGTCAATATGCAACACTCGGCTTATATATAGATACGCCTGCTACATTTACAGGTACAAATGCAATTCCGGTTCAATCTATACCACTTAATATTCCAACCACATCCGATGTAATGGCAACACCTTTTGTATTTTATATAGATGTAGTTACAACCACCAATTATATTATTGCTGTCGCAGGTAAAGGGTCACAACTAAAATTTGGTGGAGATGGTTATTCTGTGACTACATCAATTATTAGTATTTCCAGTTTTGGCGCTACATCTGAATATACAATGAGACAATCATTGCAATCAACTCCTATTACAAGTAATTATACAGTTGCAAATACCACAAACATATTTAATCTTCAAGCAACCGGTCAATACAGTGTAACAAATTCAAATAATATTGAAGTCTTTAAAAATGGTCTCAAATTACCCTATTTTACTGGTTCAACCTATAATTATAATTTAACTACAAATAACGATAGCACAAATACTTATTTTACATTGATTCTAACTTCAAATGCAATAATAAATGATACAATTGATGTAACCATTTGGCCTCAATTACCTCCAGCTGAATCATTATTCCAGTCAGGCTATTTATATCAAAATATAGCCGTTAAATATACTCAATTTATTCAAAGTAATTCAAACTCCTTTTATTTACCAGTGGGTAGTAATATTGGCATTGGTTCAACCCTTCCGATTGCTACATTGGATATTCAAGGGAATGTAAATCTCAATGGTACACTTCTTCAGAATGGTTCACCTATAATGGATGTATTTGCATCTAATGTAACGTTTTATCCAAATATAGGTATTGGGACAACCAATACGTCTTATGCTTTACAAGTTCAAGGAAATACATTTGTTACGGGAACGTTAACAACGAGTAATTTAGATGTAAATTCAATGATTTATTCTCAACCATACACTACTCGTACTGGTATGCAAATTGCATCGGTGCGTCAAGTATTCTTAGCATCGGTTAATCAACAAACATTTGCTCTTGTTGGGTCAGGAATATTGACAACGAATGAAACAAATATTTCAATATATCAGAATGGTAATAAACTATCATGGTATAGTATAAATCAAAATGATTATCAACTAATTAGTACATATTATAATACTATATACAATAGTACAACATTTATCATAGCTCTTACACAAACGGCATCCTATCAAGATATTATTGATATATCCATTTGGCCCATTACACCAACATTTGCATCATATCAAAGTGGGTTTTTGTATCAAAACATTAGTTTATCCGAATCTTGGAAAATAAATAATTCAAATGTATATGTTGAAGCAAATAGTAATGTTGGTATAGGAACAACTTTACCTCAAAGTGCATTACACATATATGGTTCAAGTAATATGAAAGGGTCATTAGTGAATATGCAAATTGGTTCTTATTCGGCATTTATTGTAAATGCGGAAACCCAAAATGTAGGTATTGGTACAACAAATCCACAAGCACCATTACACGTAAATGGTAATATGTTAGTATCTGGGATATTAAATGCAAATACACTTACATTTGGTAATACGATTACTGCAAATGCTGCGACAATTAATACATTAATAACGTCAAATGTAACTGTTACAGATACATTAACAGCAAATGCTATAATCAGTGGTTCATTTATAACATCAAATTTAAATATAACAAATACATTAACAGCTGATACTATAAATACATCTTCATTTGGAATATCAAATCTAAGTGTAACAAATACATTAACAGCAGCTGCTATAAATACTGGAATATTAACATCAACGATTGTCAATATTAATACATTATCAACAAATACATTGACGGCTGCGACGGTAATAGGGAATGTAACAGATACTACAAATCAAGGAGCATATGCATTAATAAATGGAAATCAAAATAACAGTAATCTCTTTTTAAAATGGATGCAACGAACTGTTAATAATACAAGTGGTGGATATGCAAATTCCAATGTATGGTGGGGTAAAGGTAATATTGGAACTATTCCGAATACTGCATTAGTTGGAATAAATGGACCATCGATGGTTCAAATACCAGATGGTCGTATTGTTATTGCAGGAACAGTATTTGGAAATCCAACAGGAACACCCGCCCAAGTGTTTAATCCATATACAAATACATTAAGTAATATGGGATTAAACTTAAATGTTACATCTTATAGTGCGACATTATTGCCAGATGGACGTGTATTATATCCTCCTGCCTATGGTGGATACAATGATTTATATAAATGTGTATTTATTTATGATGTAAATTCTAATGTAGTAACACGTGTTGATTCTACATTAAATTATGATACAACCTTTTCATATTGTGGTAGTGTATTAATTCCAGACGGAAGAGTTATTATGGCTCCACAAAATAGTGGTTATCCAGGTGTATATAATACATTAAATAATACATTTTATCAATTAAATTTACCTGTAAATGGAGGAGGTCAGGGTAATTGTCAAGGATGTATATTAATACCAGATGGTCGTGTCGTATTTATACCAGCAACACTTACAAATGTACCAGTGTTTAATCCAAGTACAAATACACTTGCATTATATCCAACAAATCTTACGGGTAATTCAAACTATTGGGTAGGTGGTGCATTAGCATATGATGGAAGAGTTATATTTTGTCCCCAATTTAGTGCAGTTATAGGTTCATTTAATCCTAACACTAATGCATTTACGTATTATTCTGCTCCAAATTTACCAGATAATCATAATTATTTCGCAAGTGCCATATCTTTACCAACAGGACAAATTATGTTTTGTCCTGCACAAAGCTTAAATTTTATAGGATTCTTTAATCCAACAACAAATAAATATTATCAACAAACATTTTCAACAAGTATAACTGGTAATAGAGGTGCTAATTTATTATCCGATGGTCGTGTTATATTTGGAGCAAGTGGTAATCTATCATTTTATAATTCAGGTGTTCCTGTAACAAGAGAATGGGCTTTACATCCATCATTTAATAGGCATTAAATCATTTAAAGCGTCATTTCTTTTATAAAGTAGATGTTACCAAGAGAAGTTGCTATACAATTATGTATACAAATGTTGGAATCCAACACTTCTCTTTCTCAAGTAACAATTGATGTTGCAAAATTATTTAAATGGTGGAATAATGTTGAACCCGAAGTACAAATTAGATTGAAAGCAGACCATAGTATTTTATATGCCGCAATTGGTTATAATAATTTTGTGAATGAAGTCATTACTACCACTTAATTTTTAAATAAAAGTATTTAGAGCTTTTATAGGTATATTTATTAACAATGCAAACTGTTCATCATTTGTCAAAGAATGTTGCAAAATTAAAGTATAACATTACTAAATCTCATGACCTTCGGCATAAAGCAAGTAAAGTTCAAAATAAAATAGATATGTTAAAACGTAATTACGAACAATCA